CTCCGTGGAGAGCCTACAACAGAGGCAGAGTTCAACGAAATGTTCCGCAAGGTCACTGGAGCAGACGCTAATGGTAGTGCCATTGAGTCAGCTAACTCAGCAGACTGGGGCGTAACGTGGACTCAGGTATCAGCCAAGGTCACAGAGCTTACAGCGGCAGAACCGATGAAGGCATTGCGTGAAGAACGTAACCGCCGAATCGCTGAGACAGACTGGTGGGCATCATCTGATCTGACCATGACTGCTGAACAGACTGCATACCGTCAGGAACTGCGCGACATCACAAACAGCGCAACATCGCTTGATGACGTAACTTGGCCTACAAAGCCTTAATAGGAGATTGCCGTGTCTAAAATAGCTATCAAAGGTGCTACTACTGGCACTGGCACATTTACTATTGAAAGCCCTGCGACTAACACAGACCGCACACTGACTCTGCCAGATGAGGCGGGGACGGTTGTCACAAAAAATGGTTCTGGGACGATTGCGTCAACAAATATTTCCGATGGAACAAACAGCACAAGCACTACGAATGTTGTCAAGGGTAGCGCAAAGGCATGGGCTAATTACAACGGATCATCTAACACTTTAGATAATAATTACGGAGTAAGTTCTGTAACAGATAATGGTACAGGTGATTTTACATTTAATTTTACAACTGCATTTGCTAACGCAAATTACGCTGTTTCAGGGGCTGTCGGTAACGATAATAACGCGGACTCAACAAGTACCTGCATACGACCCGGAGCAAAAACAACATCTTCTTGTAGAGTAAGTATTAACTATGCATCTGCAGGGACAAATTCTTTATACGATTACAGCGATATAAGCATAGTAATTTTCGGAGACTAAGTAGTGAATCAACGAATTATTTATACAACAGACGAAGGCGATCTTGCGGTAATCATTCCTACGAACGAAGCACTACAAACTCACACTATCCAAGAAATTGCAGAGAAAGACGTACCGGCAGGAAAGCCATACAAGATCGTCTCAGTGGATGACATCCCATCAGACCGCACTTTCCGCAATGCGTGGACGGTTGACGAGACGACATTGACCGATGGTGTTGGAGCAGATCGGAGTACGTTTGAATGATTACCGTAGACATGACCAAGGCCAAGGCCATAGCACACGAGAAGCGCAGACAGGCACGGGCTGAAGAATTTGCACCACTGGACATCAAGGCCACAATCCCTACGGAAGCTGATGCGGCTGAAGCGGCTAGACAGATAGTGCGTGATAAGTACGATACAATGCAAACAGCAATGGATGCGGCTGAGACACCTGAAGCATTGAAGGAATTATTGCCATGAGCCAACTCAACGTAGATACAATCAAGAAAGCTGACGGCACAGGCAACCTCAGTGTCCCTGCTGAGACAGGTACGGTGGTGACCACTTCATCTCCATCGTTGGGGCGCAGGAATCTCATCATCAACGGTGCGATGCAGGTGGCACAGCGTGGGACGAGTCAGTCAGGTGTATCTAATACTTCTGGTTACTATGTCTGCGATAGATGGAATGGTGAGGAAACGGGGTTTCAAACTCCTGCGTTTACTATTAGCCAAGAAACCTCTGTTGTCCCTGACGGATTTGGTGCGGCGTTAAAGTACGATGTTACTACTGCTGACGCAACTTTAGGAGCAGATAATAGTTGGATTATTCAACAACGCCTAGAAGGGCAAGACCTTCAAGGATTAAAGTTTGGAACATCATCTGCTCAATCCTTAACATTATCGTTCTGGGTTTACTCTAACAAAACCGGAACATGGATTGCTGAACTACAAAACAATGATGCAACAAGACATATCTCTCAAGCGTATACAATCAATTCAGCAAATACTTGGGAACAAAAAACTCTGACGTTTTCAGGAGATACCACTAGCGGTTTTGACAACGATAACAATGCATCTTTGTATGTAAACTTCTGGCTATATGGCGGGACAAACTTTACCAGTGGAACTTTAGCAACCTCATGGGCCGCAACTACAAACGCTAATCGTGCAGTAGGACAAGTTAATTTTGCCGACAGTACAGACAACAACTTCTATCTCGCCGGAGTCCAACTAGAAGTCGGCTCTGTTGCGAGTACCTATGAGCATCGCTCATACGGAGAGAGTCTTGCGTTGTGTCAGAGGTATTTTTATAGGGCGAGTAGAGGAACAATTATTGGTGCTTACATTGATTCAAATCGTATAGATGCAACGATTCATTTCCCTACTACTATGAGGGCTACCCCCACTATAACCGCATCTTCTGGAACAAACTACTGGTATGCATATACTGGAGGATCGCCAGATTATTTTAATGCGTGGTCAGGAGCCGGAGGTGCTTCCGTAAACAACGGATCAATGTATGTGAGTAGTGGAGAAATTTCTGGGCCTGATAACGCAGGGTGTCAAATATCTTTCTCAACTGATGATTCATATTTTCAAGCAGATGCGGAGTTATAAATGGAATCTATGGACATTACATCAGCTAAATATGTAAACGATCCTGCTAATATTAAAGCAGTGTCAATTACTGCCACGATTGACGGTGATACTTTGTTTGTCCCACTCGATCCCGCAAACCGCCACTACGCAGAAATCATGCGTCAGGTTGAGGCGGGTGAGCTAACCATACAAGAAGCAGATGCTGTAGAATAGGCAAAGGATTCAGAGGATTAAGTAATGGCAGATACCACAACCACTACCTACGGCCTAACCAAGCCAGAGCTTGGAGCCAGTGAGAACACATGGGGCCAGAAACTCAATAGTAATTTGGATAGTATTGACGATCTACTCGATGGAACAACTGCCATCGCGCCTAATTTGACAGCGGGATCGTGGCAAGTCGGCGGTACTGCAGTTACATCGACTGCGGCAGAGCTAAACATCCTTGATGGTGTTACTGCTACATCGGCAGAGTTGAACGCTCTGGATGGCATCACAGCAACTGTCACAGAGCTTAACTACACAGACGGTGTTACATCAGCCATTCAGACACAGTTAGATGCCAAGGCTCCGCTAGCGTCTCCTGCGCTAACAGGAACGCCAACAGCGCCTACAGCATCGGCGGGGACAAACAACACGCAGGTTGCAACTACCGCTTATGTAGACACTGCGGTTGGAGCTATCCCTGCTCTTGAATACGCAACACAGACAACAATTGGTGGCGTGAGAGCGTACACATCAGGTAGCAATCTTTACATCTTCCTGAGCGCATAATCATGGCCTTATATGTAGATGGCACTGAGTATAAATGGTACGAGAAGACCATCTCTGTCGATGGATCGACTCTTAGTAGCCCAGATAGCCCCGGAGATATTTATGTCGGCGGCACAAAAGTATTTGGGCTTACTGGGTTTAGTTCTGAGACAACAATAATGTCTGGTGGACTAGCCCCTGACTCTGCTGATATTGAAAACATGCTATCTACGTTTCAATCCTTAGACGCATTTCATTCTCAAGGATATACGCAGGGGCCGGGTACAGACACAACCTATACTGTCTACGTTAAAGAAGGTTACAGGGTGGTGTCATCCGATGGCACTTTCACTGGCACAGCATCTCCGGGGACTCAGGTTAACTTTTATTCTGGGCGAACAGTGACTGGTATTAATACATCTCACAATGGCGGCACAAGTTTTACTGTGCGCCGTGACAATGGAGTTTAACAATGCCACTGATACCACTCCAGTTGAAGCCGGGCATGTATCGCAACGGCACAGAGTACGAGCAGTCTAATCGTTGGAGAGATGGCTCGTTAGTGCGTTGGTCAGAAGGCTCATTGCGCCCAGTAGGCGGTTGGACTGCGTTCACAACTGCCGCTGTTAATGCGGCCCCACGAGGCATGCATGGATGGCGAGCTAATGACGACTCAAATAACATCGCTGTCGGAACGTACAACAAGCTGTACTACATCTCATCTTCAGGAACTCTCACAGATATCACTCCTGTAGGGATAACTGCCGGGCGTGAGGATGCAACTCAAAATACTGGGTACAGCGGCGGTTATTACAATGTTGGAACGTACTCGACTCCGCGCACACCAACAGCTACTTACCTTCCGGCTACAACGTGGGCAATCGACAACTGGGGTGAATACCTCGTTGCCTGTTCTATTGATGACGGCAAGATTTACGAGTGGCAGTTGAATACATCGAATCCTGCGGCAGTGATCACTAACGCCCCGGTCAACAACAGATCAATGGTTGTGACAGAAGAGCGGTTCATCTTTGCTCTTGGCGCAGATGGCAATCCTCGTAAGGTTTCATGGTGTGACCGAGAAGACAACACCACTTGGACTCCTGCGGCAACCAACGAGGCAGGTGATCTAGAGCTACAGACTTCTGGATCGATCATGACAGCGACTCGTGTACGAGGCCGCACACTGATCCTGACAGACACAGATGCTCACATCGCTACTTATCAAGGGCCGCCTTATGTCTACGGCTTTGAGCGCATTGGTTCAGCGTGTGGCACTGACTCACCAAACTCACTGGTAGCGGTTGACCAGTTTGCATTCTGGATGGGGCAGAAAGGCTTCTTCATGTTCAACGGGTCTGTACCTACAGAGTTGAACTGTGACGTATCCGACTATGTATTCCGGGATATCAACACAAACCAAATATCTAAGGTCTATGGCGTTCACAACTCGCGGTACTCAGAGATCTGGTGGTTCTACCCATCGGAAGACTCAGTAGAGAATAATCGCTATGTGACCTTTGACTACAAGGATCAGATCTGGACGTTTGGCAACCTATCCCGCACAGCGGCGATCGACACCGGCATTCTCAGATACCCAGTGTGGACGACTTCAGATGGATACCTGTACTTCCATGAGTACGGCTTCAATCATCAAGGCGACACCACGTTCGTTGAGTCTGGGCCGATCAGCCTAGGCAATGGCGACACAGTCATGAAGGTCAACCAGTTAGTCCCTGATGAACTCAATCAGGGTGACGTAACGGCTAAGTTTAAGACTCGATTCCATCCTAACGACACAGAGCGTGAGTATGGGCCGTACACAATGGCTAACCCAACATCTGTACGGTTTACCGGCAGGCAGATGCGGATGCGGCTAGAGACAACAGTCAACTCAGACTGGCGAGCAGGCATTATGCGGGTCAAGGCAACCCCAGGCGGTGAGAGATGATTAAGCCGCCTCCTCCACTCGGTGACTTATGGACAGAGTGGGGCGAACGCCTCAACACTTATCTCGTTCGTTTCATGAACCGCATCCAGTTCAAGCAGGCAGATGACTCTGCAAGCGATGACGGCGTGTTCTTGTGGGATCGAGAAATCAATCAGCCGGTTGTCTCGTACAACAACGAATGGGTTCCACTGGCGTACAGCTACAATAGCTTTGGCGCGTTTTACACGTTAACAACTCAGGCCGCTACAACGATCAACACAGCTACAGCAATCACATGGGGCAACACGGCGGTTGCAAGTGGTATGGCGGTAGATGGTGCAGTAACAAGTAGAATAAATTTCAGCAGAGCAGGCACATATGAAATTCACTTTTCCGCCGAGATGCATTCGGAAAGTGCATCAGCTAAAACCATGTACATGTGGCCGCGTATCAACGGCACTGATGTGTCGGGTTCGACAATGGTTAACGTCATTACCGCAAACGATCAGCGTAAGACTGTCTCACGCACTGGTCTATTCCAAGTGGAGAGCGGTGATTACTTGGAAGCTATGTTCGCTGTGGATGACCTTGACCTTGACCTTCATGGGATTGCGGCTACGGCGTTTTGCCCGGCAAGTCCAAGTGTCACACTGGTAATCACTGAGGTGACTGTATGACTTACGGACATAACCTAGCCCAACAACTACCGATGGAAGACATCATGATGCTAGAACTCGATCGCTGTCGTCAGTGGATCGAAAACGCGCTGATGTACTCAGGAGGCACACACGAGTTCATTGATATCGTGAATGGCGTGTTATCAGGTACAATGCAACTGTGGGCCGGTGAGCGTGGATGTGCGGTGACAGAGATCACTGTTTACCCACGCAAAAAGATTTTGCATGTGTTCCTAGCAGGCGGAGATATGGAACAAATCCTTGATTTTCAGGAATCTGCCGCAGAATTTGCTAGAATAAACAAATGCGACAGTATGACCATAGCAGGTAGGCGTGGTTGGACACGAGTTTTAGACAAGCACGACTGGGAAGAGTCGTTCTGTGTAATGAGCAAGGAGTTATAAATGGGCGGCGGCGGCGGAAAAGGCGGAAGCCAAACACAGCAGGTTGAGATTCCAAAGTGGATTGAAGATCCTGCAACGCGAAATCTGGCACGAGCGGAAGAGGCTCAGAAGATCCCTTACATGCCATTTTATGGTGCTGATGTTGCGGCGTTTACCCCAACTCAGACAGCGGCAATGCAGGGCCAGTACGACACTGCGGCGGCATTCGGTTTAGTTCCACAGGGCGGCGATGTAGCGGCAGGTATGCCACAAGCACAACAGTACGCAGGTGGTTTCATGGGCTACTCATCAGCCCCAATGTATGAGCAAGCACTGGCCGAGCTAGAGGCTCGCAACCCAGAAGCCGTTGCTCAGTACAACAAGATGTTTGTGTAGGAGATAACGATGGCAGGCGCACCACAGGGCGGAGGTCAGACCGCAACTCCCAATATCAACCAAGCGGCGGCTCAAGGCATTTACGGCGCAGGAATGGGTACTGCGGCAGGCATGGGGTTCGATCCCGGCACACTAGCCCAGACTGACATCAGCCAGTACCAAAACCCATTCACCGAGCAGGTTATCAGAGCAAACGAGGCAGACATTCTGCGCGGCGCTCAGATGGGCATGAACGAGCTAGGCGCACAAGCATCTCGTGCAGGCGCTTTCGGCGGCTCGCGGCAGGGTGTCGCAGAAGCAGAGATGGGACGTAACGTGCTTCAGCAGTTAGCCCAGTCATCTGCAGGCTTACGTCAGCAAGGGTTTACCACTGCACAGCAAATGGCACAGCAGGACATCCAGAACCGCATGATGGGTCAGACGGCTCGCACTGGAGCGGCAGGTCAGCTAGCAAACATCGCACAGACTGGTTTTGGTATGGGTCAGCAAGCACTCGCAGGTCTACAGCAGACTGGAGCGCAACAGCAGGCTCTACAGCAGGCGCTTATCGATGCGGCAAAGGGTCAGTACGCAGGTTACGTTGGACAGCCACAGCAGTCGATTGGTTACGTCTCTCAAGCTCTTGGTGCGACACCAGTACCTCAGACTACGACTACATCAAAACAGCCGGGTCTATTCGATTACCTCACACTAGCGTTGGCGTAATACTATGTTGATGGATGCACTAGACAGTTACCTCTCGGCAAAAGATGAAGAATCTAAGTTGAGAAGGCAGATGGCCGCAGGCGGAGATACTGGAGATGTAGCAGGCGCAAACTCGATGAGTGCGGCTGACGCTCAGCGGTTACAAAATCTGCAAGCGACAACTCAGCAAAACTTTTTAGAGCATCTAGGCACAACATTAGGCGCTCGCATGTTAGGTAAGACAGGATTAGATGCATTTGGCGTAGGTCAGGGCAATCAGGCAATGCAGAACGCAATGGCGTATCAGCAATATCAGCGCCCAGAAATGTTAGCCGCAGGATCTACAGACGGCCTGACAGGCGCTCTCAACGTCCCATCATCAGGAGGCGGCGATAAAAGCAACCTCAAGAAGATGATCGACATGTACAAGATGATGCAGGCAGGGTAAGGCATAAGTTATGGCTCAAAATACTTTACAAACATTGCGCCCAAGAGCTTCAGGCATTATGGAAGCCTTAATCCAACGGTTTAATACGCCTGAGCGTGTCATGCAAATCCCGGAAAGGCCAACACCATTAAGACCGCTAACTGAACAAGAGATTGTATTACCTCTTAGACAGCCAGTAATGCCTAATATGAGCGCGATGGCTGATGAAGCAATGGGCCAAATGGAAGCATCTACGACTCCTGCTGATTTTCCTGCGGAGACTCCTGAGATTCCACAACAGCCTACTGAAGAGCCGGGCATGTTTTCCAAGTTGTATGACAGCACTATGGGAGATGAGGCGTGGCGCTTACGCAAGGCTATTGCGCTGAACTCTATGCGGCTAAATCCAGACCAAGGACTAGCATCCGCTTTGAGTAGCCGTCTAGATTCCGTTACAAAAATGGGCGTAATGAATAAAACAGCAAAAGCTGTTGCCGACAGATTAAGGTTGATGGGATACGAAAATGAGGCCGCTCTTGTTGAGGCAAACCCATCAATGGCTAAAGAAGTTTATGCCGCGATCAAGACAAAAGATAAGCCAATGTCAACCATTGGGAAGCTCACTGACGACTTAAACAATGGAAGAATCACTCGTGAGGAATATGACATAGGTGTTGAGGCTATAAAGAAATCAGGACTCACGCTCAATTTAGGCGAAAAAGCTCGTGGGCAAGCATTGGGCGCGGCAGGAAAAGATATATTCAAAGCTGATGTTGACGCGCATGCAGGCGCTGAAAAAGCACTGCAAACAATTGCAAAAGCAGATGAAATTACTTCTGTTCTAGCATCTGGCGCACCAACGACAGGCTTGACAGCGACATTCAGAAACGCGGTGGATAACGCACTGGCGTTTATTGGCGATAAAGACGCAATCAGGTCAGCTAGTGATACACAGTTACTGAAATCACTGTTAGGGCAAGACGTATTTGGAGCTATTAATTCATTAGGGATTGGAGCAAAAGGTCTTGATACTCCTGCAGAACGAGAGTTCTTGATCAGCGTTATGACTGGTGATATCACCATGACTAGTGACGCGATCAGAAAGATCACATCGATTCGCCGTAAGTATGCTGAACAAGCAATCAAGCAGTACAACTCAAAGGTTAAACGAGGCGATTACGATTTATTAAATAAAGAATTTGGAAATCGATTCAAGCTAATTGAGATACCAGAGGCTCCAGAAATTACATATGTGGGCGCTCCGCAGGTTGGGACAATTCAAGAACTTGATGGAATAAAATGGAAATACTTAGGCGGAGATCCAAAAGAACCAAGTAGTTGGGAGGAGCAATAATGGCAGAAAGAAAGCCGTGGGAGATGGACTACGGTACTGCATCAGCAGTTGATGTTGCAGGAGCCGCTTTTACCAATTTGCCTGAGTCAACTTATAAGTTAGGTAAGCAGACCTATGAGGCGATTACTAGCCCATTAGAAACGGCAGATGTAATCACTAAACTGGGAGCGGGCTTATTACAACAGGCTTTGCCAGACGAGCTTGTTGACATGATAGGACGAGATCAGGAGTCAATTGATTTAGCCAAAAAAGTCGGCGAAATGTATGTGCAGAAATACGGAAGCATTGAAGGTTTCAAAAATGCTTTTGCAAATGATCCTGCAGGCATCATCAGTGACGTAGGTTTAGTCCTAGGTATTGGTTCTGCGCCTTTCGCGGCAAAAACTGGCGCTGTCGGTAGAACAGCTAGAGCAGGGCAAGCGACATCTAAGTACACAGATCCTTTAGGAGCGACTCTTGGTCTTGCAACAGCCGGAGGTAAAGTCGCCTCTGAAGTTCTTGGAGCCACAACTGGTGTTGGCGGGACTCCAATACGAGAGGCTTTTGAAGCGGGAGCAGAAGGCGGCAAGCGAAGCGAATTGTTTGTAGAAAGCATGCGCGGGAAAAGAGACCCTGCCGCTGTGGTAGCTGATGCTATAGAGAACTTATCTCAACTAAAAAGACGCCGTAGTGAGCAGTATAGACAGTCGATGGCGCAGGGCGTGTTGAAAGACCCTACTACACTCAATTTTGCGGGAGTTGATGCGGCACTACAAAGTGGGTTTGATCGCTTCAGTTACGGTGGCAAGGTCACAAACCAACAAGGCGCTAGTGCGGTTGGTGATGTGAAGAAACTTGTTGATGAATGGAAGGCCGGAGACCCAAGCGTATTTCACACAGTAGAAGGTTTTGATGCTCTAAAGAAGGCTATATGGGAAATCCAAGACAGCCTACCAATGGAAGCTAAAAGCGCGAGAGGTGCAATTGGCGACATTTATAACACTGTAAAGTCAGATATCGTGAAACAAGCTCCTGACTACGGAAGAGTCATGAAGGGGTATGAAGAGGCAAGTCAGCTAATACGGGAAATCGAAAAAACTTTATCTCTAAACCCTACCGCAACGATCGACACTAAATTGCGTAAGCTACAGTCGATTATGCGGAATAACGTAAACACTAATTATGGTCAGCGGGTAAAGTTAGTCGATGAACTCGAAGGTCAGCCTAATTTATTAAAGCCTCAGTTAGCAGGTCAATCTTTAGAGCAGGCAACTCCTCGCGGCATACAAAGCGCAACACAGCCAATGGCAATTGCCTCAACAGGATTTTTCCAAGGAATCCCAGAGGCAATAGGGTTAGCAGGTGCAAGCTCTCCGAGATTGATAGGAGAAATGGCTTACAAGCTAGGTCAGGCTAGAGGATTAGGCTCAAAACTTCCTGATATTCCGCTAGTGTATTCTCCTGAATTTAGATTGGCTCTGGCTGAGACACAGCAGGCAAAAGAGCAAGCAAGCGGCAGAAAGCCTTGGGAGCGATAAAATGACTCAAACACCTCAACCGATGAAGCCTGATCAAATCGAGTCGATCGCTAGCGAAGCCGTTAGTGACGCACTGGACTTCATCGAGTCAGAGATTTCAGAAGACCGCATCAAGGCACAGCGTTATTTCGATGGCGAGATCGATTTAGGCCACGAGGAAGGCCGTAGCCGTGTTGTGGCTACAAAGGTGCGTGACACTATCCGCTCAGTCAAACCATCGCTGATGCGTATCTTCTTGTCGAATGAGAAGTATGTTGAGTACATTCCGCGCTCACCACAAGACGTAGGGCAGGCAGAAACTGCTACCCGGTACGTCCACTCTACATTTACTGAGAACAACGGCTACCGCATCCTTCAGAATGCATTCCACGATGCCTTGTTGAAGAAGACAGGCGTTGTGAAAGTTTACTGGGATCAGTACACAAAGGGTAAAACCTACGAGCTTACTGGGCTGACCGAGCAAGAGTACCTGATGGTCACTCAGGAAGACGATATCGAGATCATCGAGCAATCGATGGAAACCTCGGTCTCTATGGATGAAATGGGCATGGAGATCGAAACCCCGATCTATGACGTAAAGCTCATGCGTAGGAAAGAAGGCGGGAAGCTCTGTGTTGAGCCAGTGCCGCCTGAAGAGTTCTTTGTCGATCGTGGCGCTAAATCAGTTGAAGACTTTTATGTTATCGGTCACCGCACAGAGATGCGCGTAGGTGATCTAGTCGCAATGGGCTATGACTTTGAAGAAGTCTCTGAACTGACAGGTATCTCTGAGCATGACACTCTGGCCGAGGCGGAAGACTTTGAGCGCCGTGGATACGAGCAGTCAGATGAGGAAGATATCAAAGACCCATCGATGCGTAAGGTAGCCGTCACAGAAGCATATATGCGGATGGACGTAGACGGCACAGGCGTCCCAATGATGTACAAAATCACGTTGGGCGGCGGTCAGTATAAGTTGCTCGATTATGAGCCATGCGATGACGTACCGTTCGCAATTTTTGAGGTAGACCCAGAGCCACATGCATTCTTTGGCCGGTCAATGGCTGACCTAATCCTTGACGATCAGGATGCGGCAACATCGATTCTGCGTGGAGTCCTCGACAATATCGCAATGACCAACAACCCGCGCCTGTCGATGGTAGAAGGTCAGGTCAACATCGATGATCTGCTCAACAACGAAATCGGCGGTATCGTCCGCGTTAAAGATCCAAGCGCCATACAGCAACTTGGAGTGCCATTCGCCGCAGGTCAGACGCTAGCGGCTCTGGAATACTACAATCAGGTTGTCGAGCAAAAGACTGGCGTTTCTCGTGCATCGAACGGGCTAGACCCAGACGCACTGCAGAATACCACTGCAACTGCTGTGGCGATGACAGCGCAGGCCCAGGCAGGGCAGATCGAGGTAATCGCTCGGAACCTTGCAGAAGGCGGCATGACGCAGTTATTCAAGCTCATGCTCAAATTGCTTGCTGAGAACTCTCCAGACGAGACGCTGATGAAGATAGCAGGTGACCAGTTCGCGCCGATCGATCCGCGCTCGTGGAATGTCGAGATGGGCGTATCAGTCAACGTAGGCTTAGGAACTGGCAAGGAAGATCAGCAGGCCGCTGTTCTACAGGCCACACTGCAAACACAGATGAACATATGGCAGACCTATGGCCCGATGAACGGCTTGGTGTCTATGGTCACAATTCGCAACACACTTGCAGATATCCTCGCACTAGGCGGTGTTCGTAACTCTGACAGGTACTACCTGCCAATGAACCCACAGCAGGAGCAGATGCTGATTCAACAGCAACAGCAGATGCAGGCGCAACAGCAAGCAGGTCAGCAAGATCAGCAGGCTCAGGCACTGGTGCAGGCAGAAACAATCCGGGCGCAGGCCAAGGCTCAGTCTGACATGGCGAAGATCCAGTTGGACGCACAGAAGGCTCTGGCATCAGATGACAGAGAGCGCGACAAGATGGATCAGGATCTATTGATCAAGGCGGCAGAGGTGATCGGAAAGTACGGCACAGCGGTAGACGTAGAGCGCATCAAGGCAATGCAAGCAGAGCCACGATTTGCGGATACATCACCACAGCAGGCTGTGACGCAGGCTAGATATTAATGTCAAACATTAAGGATAAGGCTACCAAGATCCGCATGCTGATGAAGGATGAAACCTTCAAAGAAGTCATGCAGGGCGTGAGAACGGCGCAGGTTGGTGTATTTTTATCCAGTAGTGCTACAATCGAGTCTGTTGAAGAAGCGCATCAAATTGTTGTTGCGCTTGATAAAATTGAGGCGTACATGCAAACCGTATTAGATGACGAGGCAGTGTACGACAAGAAACATTCATAACACTGGAGACACTGTACCGTGGAAACGACAGAATCTGGTAATACTGCACTGAGTTTAGACTCAGCGGCAGATTTGCTAATACAGGATCAGCAACCTGAGCAAGCTGAAGAGGTAGCAGAAGTTGAGGAGGAGCAACCCGTAGAGGACTCTTTCGATGAAGCGGATGACTCGGAGGATGCTGAGGTTGAGGAAGTCGATGCCGATGAAGTCGAGGAGATCGATGACGAGGCAGAAGACGAGGAGTACGAAGACACAGAGGAAGACGATGAGGAATCTGACCCTGCGCTAGAAAGCTATACCGTAAAGGTAGACGGCCAAGAAAAGCAGGTAACTCTAGAAGAACTCAAGCGTGGTTACTCAGGTCAGCAGTACGTCCAAAAGGGCATGCAGGAAGCGGCTGAGGCTCGGAAACAAGCTGAAGGCGTCTATGAAGCCCTGATGCAAGAAAGACAAAATCTTGCACAATTGGTACAGATGGCACAGGCAGGTGATCTTGCCCCGCCAAAAGAACCTAGCAAAGAGTTGTTTGACGCAGATCCGATTGGCTATATGGAAGCCAAGATGAACTACGATGAACAGATGAAGGCATACGGCGAGAAGCAACAGGCATTGCATCAGCAACTGCAAGCGCAGTCTGAGGCAGAGCAAAGAGCAAGATCGGTGTATGCACAACAGGAAGCTCAAAAGCTAGTAGAACTCGTCCCTGAGTTACGAGACGCCGGTAAGGCATCGCAGTTCAAGGATAAGGTAGTGAAAGCGGCGACAGAGGTCTACGGCTATACGCCAGACGAGATCGCTAACATCCAAAGTCACAGAGACTTTATGGTTCTCAGGGACGCGATGCTCTACCGCGAGATGATGGCAGGCAAGGAAAATGTTCAGAAGAAGGCCAAAAAGGCCAGACCGATGATCAAGCCCGGAGCCAAAAAAGTCAGTACCAATAATGACGTAGTCCGCAAAAAGCGGGCAACACTGAAGAAGACAGGTAGCATCAACGATGCCTTGTCACTGATTTTAGATAACTAAGCTAAGTTCTTGATTTAGGAGAAGAATCATGGCGCAACCATCGAACACGTTCGACTCATATGACGCGGTCGGCATACGGGAAGACCTAGAAGACATCATCTATGATGTGTCTCCAGAGGAAACTCCATTCTATTCAGCCTGCGCGAAAGTAAAGGCAACTAACACGTTCCACGAGTGGCAGACAGACGCATTGCGTTCATCTGCGGCAAACGCTCACGTTGAAGGTGATGACACAACTGCTGAAGCTCGCACAGCGACTTCACGTTTGGGCAACTACACTCAGATCTTCAAGAACGCAGTATCTGTTCCTGACACTGACGATGGCCTGAACAAAGCAGGACGCGCAAAGGAAATTGCCTATGCCACGCTCCGCATGGCTAAAGAGCAAAAGCTCGACATTGAAAAGGCATTGTTCGACAACAACGCTCGTGTAGCAGGTA